CAGAACCAGAACCAAGACCAGAACCAGAACCAAGACCAGAACCAGAACCAAGACCAGAACCAGAACCAAGACCAGAACCAGAACCAAGACCAGAACCAGAACCAAGACCAAATAGAAGTCTCAGACATAGTTCAAGATATAATTCAAGACCTAATCCAAGACTCAATTCAAGAACCAGTCCAAATTCAAGAACCAGTCCAAATTCATGAACCAGTCCAAATTCAAGAACCAGTCCAAATTCAAGAACCAAAACCAGTAATTTTAAAGTCAGTCGAGTTCAAAGGAAGTAAATACAACAAGCAGATAGATAACACAAAGCAGCCATGGTTAAATGGAGTCCAATTTTACAACGGAACAGGGAAAACGTTCAGCGTAGGTTTAGAATATGCGAAGCAATTTTACGATAAAATGATGGACGAAATTATTGTAAATTTGAACATATCTGTTCCAAAGCCGTCATACGAAGAATGGTCAAAGGATGCGTTTATCCAAGGTAAGCCGAAGACTGCTTTTGTAAAAGAATTGCGTGAAAAGGGATACAAAGGGGAATATTTATCAGATTGTCGCAAGAAATTCAATTCGCAGTTTGTATTGACTCCAGAGCAGTTGGAAGTTTTAAAAGCCGAAGTGTATGCCATAGCAAACCAAGCCCTATTGAGTAAAGACTATTGGTTACAAATTCATGGAGCAATGGAAGAGCCGGATGATTTTGAGGTAAGATGGACAGGTAAAATTGAAATGCCACCCATAGTTAGCGTGGAGCAAGAATATACCAAGTCGGCGTGTGATGTGAATTTTAAATTTGTGTGCGAAGACGGCAGCATATTTCATGCTAAGCTAAGGTGGGGATATGGTCAATGTATAACAAATATTAGATTAGATATAAAATAATAAAAACAATATAATCTAAAAAATAATAACAACCCAATAAATAATAAAATCCAATAAATAATAACAATTCAAAAAAAGTATACACGTAATACGTGTTGACTTTTTTTTCATAATCACAATAAAAGTCGACAATAAAAAATAAAAACAAAAATGTTTAAAAATAAAATTGATTTAAATAATATTTCGGATAATATATTTAATACCGACATAAGATGAGTAATAAGAATATTAAACCCGTAAAAACTAATAAGACTAATAATAAGAATAAGAGCAAACCCAATATAGAGTTTGTCGAAGAGCCAACAGCAGCAGAACCAAAAGAAATAAAAGAAATAAAAGAATATACAGCGATAAGTTTATTTTCAGGTCTAGGAGGAGACTCGCTAGGGATGACACAAGCCGGATGTAAAGTAATCGCATATAATGAGCTAAATCCAAACTTTTGTAAATCCCACGACGCCAATTTAAAAGATTGTGAATTAATTTGGGACGATAAAGTGAGGGACATTTCAAAACTGAGCGACGCGTGTTTCGTAAAATACAAAGGCAAAGCAGACGTGTTATTTGCGGGATTTCCATGTTTCATAAAGGACACGCTTGTTTTAACAAATAACGGATACAAAGAAATACAAAATGTTATGCTAGATGATGAACTGCTTACCCACACAGGGCAGTTTCAAAAAATAATAAATCTTCAAAGAAAGGAATATAATGGATTGCTTTATGATTTAAAATTAAAATACCATCCTACAAATATTACTTGTACAGAAGAACATCCCTTTTACGTTCGTGAAAAAAAGAAAATTTGGAATAATTCATTGAGAAAATATGAATATACATTTGGTGAACCAGAATGGAAAAAGGCTTCAACCCTGACAATGAATGATTGTTTTGGAATGGTTATAAATTCAAAAGAGGAAATACCTACATTTACTTTTGAAAAGAAAATCAGCCAATCAAGAAGTGATGCTATATCCATTACATTAGATAATCCAGACCAGTGGTTTATGATGGGATATTTTGTAGGCGATGGTTGGATTCAAGATACAAAAAAATCGGATGGAGTAAGAGATAGTCATATCATTCGTTTTAGTTTTCATAAGGATGATATAAACACACTTAACAGAATTAAAAAGGTATTAAATATTACATATAAAGACGAATCAGGAAATGGCATTAAGTATGGATGCGCGGATGTTATTTGGTTTACTATTTTTAAGAAATTTGGTAAATATGCGCATGGTAAATTAATTCCAGAATGGATTCAAAATGCGCCAAAAAGTTTGATTCAAGAATTTATTAACGGTTATATGGCAGCAGCTAAAAAAGCAAAAAAAAATTATAACATGATTGTTACAGTTTCGTCTAATTTAGCATATAGTCTCCAAAGATTATATTTAAAATTAGGGCATATTGCTAGTGTCAGCAAAACAAAACGGTCTAAAACTCATGTCATACAAGGTCGAGTAGTAAACCAAAGGGACACATATGAAATAACAATTTGTCGTAATAATACTCGTATAAATTCTACATTTATTGATAATAATTATGTTTGGTATGCTCCATTTAAAATTACAACAAGAGAAACACGTAACGAGCCAGTATATAATTTTGAAGTGGATATAGATAATAGCTATATTGTATATAATACGATTGTTCATAATTGTCAGGGCTTCAGCACCGCAGGTAAAAAGAAAGACGATGACCCACGCAACACATTATTTTTAGAATTCCTCAGAGCTACAAGACTAATAGAGCCGTCGTTAATTATTGGAGAAAATGTGAAAGGATTGATTTCAAGGAAAACCACATCTGGCGAGTTATACATAGACGTCATCGTTTCCGAATTCCAAAAACTTGGATACGACGTGATTTATAAGGTGTTTAAAGCGGAGAAATTCAATGTGCCGCAATCCCGTGAAAGATTGATTATTGTCGGTGTAAAACAGGGGAACCCATTTGACTGGATGGCATCATTTCCGACCGAGCTAAAGTCGTCGCCAAATTTGAAATCGATTGTTACATATAGTATGGAAGGAGCGGTAAAGGTGGATTCTGATTTGTTTGAAGACGTGCCGGAAGAATGTATTATTACAAATTTGGAGGACAAAACGATTTATCCGGACAACAATAATGGTCATCCTTATTTGCTGAGTAAATTAAATGCGGACGAAGCGGGTCGTTTTTATGATGGAAAGCAACATGAAAACTTGTTTTCGTTTGGAAAGCGAAGTAGTCCGATTCATTGTGAAATCGTGGACATAAGGCAGCCGAGTAAAACGATAATATGTACGTATGACCATCAGCCGCGACTATTTGTGCCAATACATAATGCTTCGGGATATTATTTGCGAATGTTTACGCCAGACGAGTTAAAACAAATACAGGGATTTCCGAGTGATTATAAAGTGTTGGGAACAACAAAGGAGAAAATAGTTCAAATAGGAAACGCAGTTCCGCCGCCATTAATCAAGGCGATTGTAGAAAAAATCACAAAGTAACCAAATAACCAAATAACCAAATAACCAAATAACCAAAGGTGCTTTATCTACCAAAGGTGCTTTATCTACCAAAGGTGCTTTATCTACCAAAGGTGCTCTCCCTAGAATAAGTAATATATAAAAATCCATCATCATTTTTTTTCTCCTCATAAATGCTGCTAATAGTAGTATTATTCGAAAATATATTGTTACCGATAAATAAAAAAATAGCATCAGTGGCAGGTAGTGTCGGAATACGTTTTCGAATCACTTGTATAAATTGTCCGATGGTAATATCACGTGGGACTAAATATTTATGTTTATCAATATCAGGGCACGCCATATCAAGTTTATTTTTTTCACAAATGATGGGAATGCGGTCGGAAAATTTAGTAATAACCCGAGTCGATTCACTAAGACGTTCTTGAAATGTAAACTTATCACTAAAATTTTGGTAGGAAGGCATGGCTGTAAAAATATTTATAAGTAATAGAATATAAATATGTTTAATACAAAATAAATCAAAATTATTTAATTTTATTGAGTGTTTTTATAAATAGTGAGTCCTCATCAAAGAAGATAGTCCATTTCGCAGAGAATAAAAGAATGATACCAAAAAATAGGAAGAGCAATTTTGTCTCTTTACGAATGGGTAAATGACTGAATTTAGGGTGAAAGTGATAGATAAGTAAAACGGACATACATATGCTAAAAATAAATTCGGTGCGTTCTTTCCATCGCAAAAGTTCCTTATCAATTTTTTCGATTTTATCAATTTTTCCAAATTTGTGAAGTTCGATATATAATAAAAATAGATGAGAGAAATAGGTAAAACTGAAAATTAACTTAATTAAAATGATGAAAATAACAAAGTAGTCCAATAAAGTTTCTGGATTCATTTATATTATAATAATATTTTAGATTAACTAGACAAATGAAAGGAATATTAATACTAACAATAACAATATTAATATTATCAATAGCAATAATATTTAGCAGAACATTGTATCAAACATACAAAACACATAGAGCAAAAAATATATCTTATCCAATTTTGATATCTATGTTAATATTTTCAATAGGTGTTTTATTAGCATTATTACAAAAATCAAACCAAAAAGAAATACTAGAACTACTAAAATTAGAAACAGTAAACTGTCCATTGTTAATAACAATGTATTTAATTGTGGGAACTCTTTATATTATTTATATTAAAAAGTTGTATGAAGAAGATGAAGCAATAGAGAAATCATTGGTGGAAAAGGGAATTATAAATTTAGACAATCAGAGCGCAGAAGAAAGCCAAGAAGCCAAGAAGCCAAGAAGCCAAGAAGCCAAGAAGCCAAGAAGCCAAGAAGCCAAGAAGCCAAAAAATAAGTAAATAAATATTATGCGAAAAACAACTTAAAGAGGAGCTGTCTATATAATATGTGGTATTAAATATAAAATAGACCACACAAAGGTTTCTTACAGCAATTAATAATTTTGTCGAAAAAATACATTATGAAACCAGCAAGCTCATTAAATTAAATAGTGGATACAGCATTCCAATTTTGTATCCATCACAGCAACTATTAATAATTAAAATATTCGTCCAAGACAAAGCCATCCAGAAATCATATAAATGTAGCCGGAGTCCCTATGTGTTCGTTGTCCCTATTATACACCACAACTATCGGATAGATGTTGTGGATTGCTGTCAAACAATGACAAGCATTACATTTTTTGGAAAAGGTTTTTGTGGTTTTCCCTATATTATTTATAATATTTAAAAAATACCAATATGGCTGTTTATAAAACTACCCATTTTGCTCCGAGTCGGTTACTAGCTAGGCCGATTGTTGGTTGAGTCGTTATGCATTTTGTTCGGGTAAAAAATGCCGCTTATATTGTCTTTTACACCTTAGGACTTTTCCTAAGGCACTGCGTTTCGAAAACGCCGACTTGTCGGCGTGATATCAGTTGCCAAGGTCATTTCATAACTTGTGAAAATGACCGATGGTGTAATATGCTCATTTTACATCTTTTCATCTTTTCTCAGTTCATAACTTGTGAAAACGCGTCGCGTCGTAACGCGTAAAGGTGTAAAATACGCAAGGATGTAAAGTATACATATATATGTCACACAATACGTGTAGATTCGCGATTGATTAAATTCAACGATATGTAAATCGTCTTTTTTACAAAGCAAATAAGTGTTCTTTGTTTGGTCCCTTGGTCTAGTGGTTAGGACTTTGGACTTTGAATCCAACAGCACGAGTTCGAATCTCGTAGGGACCTTAAAAATATAATATTATATTTTTCAATATTATATTTCAATAACTTTTCTCTCATCTAATCAAACCCAAAAACAAGAATACATATATTTTTAGTATTATTATTTTAAAGTGCCTTTATATAAAATTGAAATATATTTTACAATTATACGAAAATATAATAAGGATACGAAAAGCTATTATAAATACGATGGAAATATTAGAACCAAACCAAGACCAAGACCAAATCCAAGACCAAATCCAAGACCAAATCCAAGACCAAATCCAGACAAAAGACCAAGACCAGACAAAAGACCAAATAACATTAGATATGATAAATAAAAATTATAAATACATTGCTATTTTGAATAATAAAATAAAAGAAATAATATCAGCACAAGGTAGCTGCTCGTTAAAATGCTTAATCGATGTGATTCACGGATTGTCTCCCGAGTTACGTAATTACTGTGAAGCAAACAATGACAAATTCAAGGTAACCACCGTTAAAGATAAGGGATTAGCTGGAAAAATAGTAGAATACAAGTTATTCGGAAATTTGCCAAACAGTGATTCATGTCCAGATTTGGAATATGGAGACATTAAAACGACACATTTTAAGAATATAAATACAGGAACCAAATCATTCAATGCGAAAGAGAGACTAACATTAACAAATTTCGGAGACCCTGGAAAGCAAGAAAATATAGATATTATTTCGGATAAAAATACGATACAAGAGACCAAGTTTTACGGAAAGATAAAAAGCGGAATAATCCTGATTTTCCAGCATCAGACCCAGAGTCAGAAACAAAGTAAAAATAAAAAAAAGAAAAATGAAAACGAAACAGAAGCAGAACCAGTAGACGATGAAACACAAATAAAAGACGAAATACAAATAAAAGACGAAACACAAATAAAAGACGAAATACAAATAAAAGACCAAGATGAAAATGAGCAAATACTGGATGCGACAAAAAAAGTGGATACATTTGAAACAATAGAATCATATGACAATAAAAAAATATTAGGTATTGTGTTTTACAATTTAGACGATATCTTTTCACAAAATCCAGAGATAGCAAATATATTTCAAGATGATTTCAATAAAATAAAGAAATGTATTGTAGAGAAAAATGTAACACAAGCAGGGCAGCAATATTTACATATTCACAAGCATGGGTGTAAAAACGGGTTAACAAGAGCATTTGGATTCACTAACAAGTTTTTGACAAAGTTGGTATCGATTTATCTAGGTGTGCCGCTAATCACAAAAGGTCGAAGCGAATATATAGAATTTGTATAACGTATAAAACAAAAAAAGTATAAAACAAATAATTAATTAATAAGTAACTAATTATTCGACTAATTATAAATAAATAAACGAACTAATAAATAAACTAGCTAACTAATATTTGGCCAAAATAGTTTCCGCAAGCAAGCAATATTCTTTGCTGATATCGATACCGATATATTTTCGTCCATTTTTTTTCGCCATTTTACAGGTTGTCCCAGAGCCAGAAAACGGGTCAAGCACAATATCCCCTTCAGCACTCCAACTCAATATATGGTCTTCCGCCAATTTTTCAGGAAATATTGCTGGATGTTCGTGACTCTCTTTGTCTGTAGAGTTGAAGCCCTTGCCGACATTGTATTTCCATATATTGTTTCTTGGTGAGAAATCCGGAACAGGTTTGATATCAGAGGTTTCTTGTAGTTCACCGTTTTTAAGTCGATTCGTATTTTTTCCCCAATTTGTGTGACCAGCCCATTTATTGGGTTTGTCGCAAATTAGATTCGCCGTTTTCAATTTGCCTTTACAAAAGACAAACATGTATTCAAAAATTTGTGTATATCGGTTACCATTTCTTTTCGCGGGAAACGACGAAGTATTTTTTTCGTAAATCATTGTGTCGTGTAGTTTGAAGCCAGCCTCCATAAATTTTAAAGCCTGTTTAAAAGAGGACCCGGATTCGCTGCCGTTGGTTGTAGCATCACCGACAATCCATACAACAACGCCTCCATTAGCGGTAACTCGGTAAAGCTGTTTAATAATATTGCTGAGAATTTCGTCATTAAAGTTGTAGCCATTGTAATCGCGAATATCGTCGTATGGCGGACTGGTGATTGTCAAATCAATACAGTTATCAGGTATTGTTTGTAAACATTTTTCAGAATCGTCGTTAATTATTCGACCAATAAACGTGTCAATTGAAGATGAACTCAACTTTTCATTTGAAGCCAATTCTTCAACAAAAACGGTATTATCAGTTTTTTTCGTTTTTTTAATTTTCTTAGTAGAAGCAGTAGCAGTAGAAGTAGCATTAGTAGCAGTAGAAGTAGCATTAGTAGCATTAGTAGCAGTATTATCCATGATTTGTCTCTTGTCTCTTTATTAATAATATATATGCTTAGTTTTATATAACAATAAAATAATAATAAAAATCAATTTTAATTAAATAGCCAATACATAAAATAAGAGATAACGAAAAATAAGTAAATAATATATAAAATAAAATAACTTAAAGAGAACCCGTTAGTATATATCAGGAAGCGGGGTGGCGCAGAGGCAGCGTGTTGGGCCCATAACCCAAAGGTCGGAGGTTCGAAACCTTCCCCCGCTAACCCGGAATTTGTGCGCGTTTAGATTAGTTGGTTAAATCACTGTTCTTATAAATCAGAGACCCTCGGTTCAAGCCCGAGAATGCGCAACTCTCCAAAATATATATTATTACTATTTAAATAATATATACTAAATACTATATAAAATATTTATATGTCGTTTCATCCGAGTGTAAACCGAACATTTTATTTAATTACAAGAGCACCAATTCATAGTTTCTTATTAGGCGCAGGAATATGTTATACTATTGAAAGTAAAAAATATCTACATATTCCGCTTGTAATTTTATCCCCACCTATATATGCCGGTTATCATTGCTATAAAAATAAGGAAAATATTTTAGAATGGGTTCATAAAAAAGACTAAAGGTAAAAAATATCTAATATATAATATAGCAAATACATCCTAAGCCATATTTTCTATTTGCGAAAATTGTCTCCATTGTGTATTTCGTCTTATTATTGAATTTACATTCTTGAATTTTATTTATTTTTGACACGATGTCTTCCATTTTCATATTAAAATTAACAATTTTTCCATGTAATAATGTCTTATTGTTTAACAAATCATCGCTAATTTTTAATATATTATTAAAACTATCATAGGATTCTATTAATATATAACCATCCGAAATTTCAAAACTTTCATTTATTTTTTTTAGCAATTCTGTATTACTTAATTTGTCATAAAAAAAGAATAGAACCATTATATAATACATTACAATAAATATCCCAATATTTTACACCAATCCCAATATTTTACACCAATCCCAATATTTTACACCGATACAAATATTATAATCCAGAACTAATTATATAATAAATATGGCAACAAATACATTGTCACAGTCAAAACAATAATATTCGTATTTAAGTTTCGTGACGCAAGATGGGAACTAATTAATGAAGCCATAATCATCATACCGCTGTCCGATAAAATCGCCTTATAAGATACTTCATTCGCATAATCCTTAAACGTGTCTAACATTCTATTTATTCCTCTTGGAACATTTTTGAATAATATATAAAACAATATATCGTGAATAACTTGTATTATCACAGCCAAGGAGACAAATTTAATAATTGTAAATTCTTCAAATACATAATAATAAATAAATCTGGTAATAATTAATCCAATAAATATAATTAGCACATCAGCAATAACAGCAGATAAATTATATTCTGTATACCATTGTCTCAATACACGTGATTTTATTAGACCCAAATTTAGAAGCAAAATTACAAACAAATCGGTAATTAAAACACCGTTAAATAGAGGCAAGTAATCAGAAGTGTTACTAAAATTCGCAATATTTTGAAACACCTTTTGAAACATCTTTTATATATAACAATAAAATATCAAAAATAAATTTTACACCTTTTCACATTTACTGTGAAAATGTGTAAAAACCAAATAATATATTAAATTATAAAACAACTTAAAGCAAACACATGGATATAATATGTGGCAAATATGTATAATTATTTGTTACAAATGGTGTGCTTCGGTAGCTCAGTAGGTAGAGCAAAATGCTGTTTATTCTTTTAGAATCAGTATAACATTTAGGTCGCAGGTTCGAGTCCTGTCCGGAGCGAAAATATATTTAATTTTATAAATCCTATAAAATTAAAATACTTTTTATATGAAAAATAAGTTTTTAATATTATTATTTACATTAAATAATATTAACACGAAATTAGTTATATTTATTGAAACTTCTTAACACATTCCCAAAGCTTGGCAGACTCGTCCAAAGTGAACGCACCTCGCTTCTGAGCCAAGTTCAAAAAAGTAACAATAAGCTGTAGAGCCTCATTTTGATTTGTTACAGGAACATCCACAAGACGGGTCTGTTTTTTCTCACCGTTAGCGGTAGGCAAATCAGTAGTAGAATTCGATTCCATTTTATGCTAATAATAATTATTACTCAAGTATTGTTTAAATTCTTTTTACAGAATATATTATATTCTATTCTAAACGCCACAACTTTTTCCAAAAATGGCTAACATTGTTATCATTACCCTTAATATTAAGTTTAAAAGGGCAACTATAATCATCGTGTAAAGCTACACAAGGATTACAAGGCTCCTTTACAAAGCTGAAACCAGGCATTTCGTTCGGAATATTGGCATTATCGATGTTAACTATACGTGGATTCACCGAAACCTCTGTTTTTTCGATTTTCTGTATTACGGATTTATTATTATCATCTGGCGAGCATTTAATAGTGTCATTATCTGTATTGCCTTTTCCTCCAAACAATAAAAATTGACCCTCCTTGGCGTTCCATGCTAGTAAACGTTTTGCGGCTGCTTCATTATATGTTTTTTGAGCATATTCCATAGCATCTCCTATATTTACCTTGATAATTTTGTTGTGCCAAACGGAATCCATATATTGATAACGAGTGTCGTCAGACCAAGGCCAAAACCCAGTTGCTAATAATTCTTCCACCTCTTCTGGACTGGCTTGTTGTTGTATTACATCCATATTATATTGGTTACGGTTATCATTTTCAGTTTGCTGAAATTCAACGAACCTTTTTTTCAGGTCACCTGACCAAGTAAAGCCTTCTTTTAATCCTGAAGCAAATCTAAACCCAATAAAAAGAGACAGCAATACAAATACAAAAATAAATGGTGTAAAATAATAGTTATACTTCATATTATCATATAACTATAATAATTTATAAAACAACAAAATCAAAATATAAAATCAAAATATAAAATCAAAATATAAATCAAAATTAGATGATGAAAGACAAACGAGATGCTGACATATAAGAAAATCTAAAAATGATGATGAAAACCGCAGCAAGTCCTAGCGCAAGTTTTCCATTAAACATAGAAGCTATAATAATAAGAGTAATAAGGATAAGATTGCCTAAAAATGTATCAAAAAGATATACAAATAGTCCAGGAACTACAAACATAACAAACCACAAAAGTAGTAACAAGGTAACTAAACCAGTAAGAAGGTTTATATTTTTCTTAGAAAACATGGATTCAAGCGACATTATATATAATCATTATAAAAAATTATATATAATAATGAAAAGTAAAACTAAACGCATTTTTACACACCAGTAGAACCGAAACCGCCACATCCTCTTGAAGTATCCGCACCCAAATCACTCATATTATCAACTACATTCACATAAATAGGTAACAGTCCAGGAGCACAAATTTGAAGCAAACGGTCAAAAAGCGATGAGCTATATTTTTCAGTAAAGCAATCAAACATACCGATAATGTTGCCACGATATCCAGCATCAATAATTCCAGTAGAGTTAGCTAAACGCAAAGGAGTTTTGGATAAACTGGAGCGAGGGTGAATATAGTATCCGGTAGGGTAAAAGTCATTAGAGCAATTAACATAAAACATTTCCGCACTACAACGGATTTTAAAATTAACCTTGTTAGCACCGTTGTCTCTACTGAAAACAGTTGTTTCGGGTAAATACAAATCAAACCCGGCATCAAAAAAGAAAGGTTCCTTCATGATTTTGTTATTATGTTTTTTAGATACTTCAATATATTTATCAATTAAATTATTATCACCTTCAACATAAATATTTAAACGCATTATGCGGTCAACATTTGTCTTTTTAAAAACTTCAATAAAACTGTTAAAATTAGAACTGTTCTGGTTAATAAATTCCATATCCCTCTTAGCTAATAAAATAATGGTATTTTTTCTTTAAGTAATTTTCGTATGTAACTTAATATGATATAACAATTAATAATAAATTTGAAGTAATAAGTTTGATTAAAACATAATTAAAAACAAACAACAATATACTACATAAATAAAATGGCACAGCAATATTCGCAATCGCAATGTTTAGTTCCGATTTCACTAGGTGAATTATTTGACAAATATAGTATTTTACAAATAAAAAGTGAAAGAGTTACAGATAATGAAAAGTTGGAATTGGTTGAAAAAGAGTTAGAATATTTAACACCATTAGTAAAAAAATATCCATTAGACGTAACATATAAAAAATCAATCAGGGCTATTAATGAAAAATTATGGACTATCGAAGATAAAATTAGAGAAAAGGAAAAGAAAAATGAATTTGATGATGAATTTATTGAATTAGCAAGACAAGTTTATAAAACAAATGACGAGCGTTGTGTTGTAAAAAACAAGATAAATGTAATTTTACACTCTGATATTACAGAAATTAAAAGTTATGTGAATTTAGAAACAATGTCGGCAAAAAAAGTGGAACAAGTACAGGAACCGGCAAAAAAAGTGGAACAAGCACAGGAACCGGCAAAAAAAGTGGAACAAGCACAGGAACCGGCAAAAAAAGTGGAACAAGTACAGGAACCGGCAAAAAAAGTGGAACAAGCACAGGAACCAGCAAATAAAAAACTGAATGAAATAATAGATATAAGTAATTTGAGTATAACACTACCTCCAGCAAAAAAAGTAGAACCAGAACCTGTGAAAAAGTCAACTACAAAATTGCCAGTAATGAGTGAAAAAGATATATATAAACAGGCCCAGGAGTATAAAAAAACAGACAATATATTCTTAGCAATTGAAGAATATGATAAACTTTTGACAATATCGCCAAAAAATACCGACTATTTGAAGGAGTTAGGAGAATTATATTTAATGTTAGGATTAAATGAAAAAGCACTAGCACAGTTTAATAAAATTTATTCATTAAACAAGAACGATGGGGTCAATTTAAATAATTTAGGAATTTGTTATTTTAATCAAAAATTATACGACAAAGCTATAGATTATTTTAAGCTGGTGTTACATATAAAAAATGATATACCAGACGTTTATAATAACATAGGAACTTGTTATGTCAATTCGAAAAGATATAAACAAGCAGAGACTACATTACTTATTTCTTTAAGACTACGACAAGATAATGACATATATGAGAAATTGGCCAATTTGTGTTACTATATGAAGAAATACGATGATGCGATAGTATTTTACAAAAAGATAACTCCAAAGAAGAGCACCATTCAATATAATTTATCATTTCCTTATCTTAATAAACATAAATTTGCGAAAGGTTTTGAATTATATGAAAACAGGTTGGTAGAAAATAATATACATCCACAAACAAATCAAAAAGAACGAGTAGAAATACCGAATATACCGTATTGGACTGGTAAAGAGAAATGTGACAAATTATTAATTATATACGAACAAGGTATTGGTGATAATATATTGTATTTTAGATTTATTATTCAGTTGTCAGAAAGATATCCAGAAATGAATATAACGTATTTTTGTAGAGGAATATTTGAAGGATTTTTCAAGAGCTATCCAAATATAACTATAAAAACAGATATAACTATTACACAACTAACTTATGACTATAAATTGTATATTATGTCGCTTCCTCATATTTTGAAAATAGATAAACTAACACCAAATAGAGAAAATTATATTGTTCAGAATCCAGAGGCTAGGATGTATTGGAATAACATGTTGGAACCGCTCAAAAAGACTCGCATAGGTTTTGTTTATAATGGTCTATTATTGTCTTTTATAGAAAAATACATTCCATTAAAAGAGTTTGCGAAGTTGACAAAATTAGATATAGATTTGATTTGTTTATGTAAACTAGATGATATCAAAAATGATATAGATAATAATGATAAAAATATAAAAAAGATACATTTTTATGATATAGACAAAAATGGATTATTTAATGATACAACTGCTATACTTCAAAATATAGATTTGTTAATCACTATTGATACTGCTATTGTTCATTTGGCTGGCATAGTAAATATGAAAACCTGGCTTCTTTTAGGATATGGCTCTGATTGGAGATGGTATAATGAGCCTAATAAAACTTGCTGGTACGATAGTGTTGAATTAATAAGAATGACCGAAAATACAGATTTACAAAATATTATGCCTGTTGTTGAGAAAAAATTAAAACAATTTATACAAGAAAAGAAACAGCAACAAAAAGAAGAGCTACAAAAAGAAGAGCAACAAAAAGAAGACAACATCATTAGGTTAGACCTGTTAGACTAATTAATAATCACCATAAAATATAGCGTATTTAAAAAGACAAATGAAATTAAAATTATAGTTATAAGTAGCATGCTATCTTAAATATTTATATATAAATTGGCTTTATAATGTTTTTATAAACTTGTAAAATAAATAACAAACTTGTAAAATAAATAACAAACTTGTAAAATAAATAACAAACTTGTAAAATAGACTTATATGTTATATAAAATAATATAAAATATAATATAAAATATAATATAAAATAATATGAGCATTGATTTAGATATAAATAATTATACGATAAATGATTTAATAAATTTTTTTAAATTACAACAAAATTATACCAATGATGATTTACATAATAATGAAAGAGATATGTCCTTGAAAATTATATCCAGTAATTATGAAGATAATTACAAATATGACTTGTTAAATTTTATACAGACTACAAAAAATATACTGTTAGCAAAGATACAGCCATTATTAAATAATATAGATACAAATACAAATACAACTACAAATACAAATACAAATACAAATACAAATACAAATACAAATACAAATACAAATAAGAAAAATAGACAAGTAAAGACAATAAAAAGTAGTAATGAAAATTATGACCAGGATGATTATGAAGATGACAGAGATAATTCAATGTTAAATTTGGATGAAGACGAGCAAATAGGAAGAATAATAAATCCAAGAGCAACCAGACCAGTGTTACAAACCCAACATATTCCAAAATCAAAGATAAATGGATACAATAATGATAGCAGAATAACAAATTATGTGTTCAATACGCTTTTTAGAGATGATTTCGAAGGTTCAACATCAACTGACTGTACATTTACTTTGCCAAAAAGAATGACAAACGTAATATCTCTAACACTTTCTGGAATTCAGTATCCGAATTACGCATTTACATTTTCAAATAGTAAAGACACGACAACAATATATATTAGCGAAGATACAACAGGAAACTCTGGATTAGTTGTTATTCCAGAAGGAAACTATACAATAGACCAATTTCCAAAGGTATTAGAGAAATACATTAATTTAACAATCCAGGGATTTTATAATTTAGAAGGGCCTAATAGATATAAAGTAACTATAGACCCATATACACACTTTACAACAATAACAAACAGTGAATTTACATTTACAATGAATACGGCAAAAGGTCATTTTCAAAAATGTCCGATGATGCCAAGTTTTTCGGCGCCAAATCCAAAGACAGGTATTTCAAGACAAACACTAATAAATACACTTGGTTACCAGATAGGTTTTAGACAGATGGAATATTCAGGTCAACAAAGTTATACATCAGAATCTTTATTTGATGAGTCTTATACAGATTATGTGTATTTCATATTAAATGATTTTTGTAACAATCAATCAAGTAACAATTACAGTATGTTTCAAAATCAGCTTTTTGACAATAATATTTTGGCTATTATTCCTATTACAACCCCGGCATTTACCTCTACATTTGATAACAATTCCAACTTTATCTATAAAACTAGAAACTATTTTGGTCCAGTTAATATTTCAAAAATATCTATAAAACTAACCAATCAATTTGGGTTTCCTATAAATATGCATTCGTCTGATTATGTGTTTTGTCTACAAACTGTAGATATATATAATAATGTTAGCAATTATACCACAAAAAATGTGTCTATTGTTTAGTAATGGCCAGCCAAAAAGCGGTAAGAACATAAATTTTTAGTGTTAGTAAAAAATGATTATATAATGTAAAAAAATTGAAATAGTTTTTTATATTATATAAAAAAGCAAAAGGTTAATAAAAGCGAATAAGGCGATTAAAGAAATACTAGATAAAATAAGATGTCGGTTACTAATGAAATCAGTTTATGTATTCCTCGTGTATTTGTCAATATCGACGAGAAGCGTGTTCGCGCCGTTTTCGAGCAGCTACTAGGAAAAATATATCGTGTTGACATTATTGAGCGAACAAACGAAAAAGGAGAAAAATATAAGCGTGTATTTGTTCATTTTGAATATTGGTATCATACCGAGGAAGCGCAAAAAGCAAAAGCACGTCTTGAAGAAGGTAAAGAATTGAAAATAGTTTATGATGACCCGTGGTTTTGGAAGGTTTCCATAAATAAAGTCAATACAAGACCAAGACAAAAAATCAACCTGATAACTAAGCCTCCAACACCAAGAATTGATTTCGAAACAGATGAAACCAATGTGACAACGAGTCAACAATACGAAAAAAGAAACCATGGACAAAAGGGTACGCCTTTGCCAATAGCACCCGCGCTCTCAGCAATGCTACCGATTGCTCCAGCACTTCCTGTAAGAGAAAAAAGAAACCAGAAAAAATATGAACCGAAGCCTAAAAATAAAAGACCAATAAAAGAGGAACCGAAGAAGCCAACTGAAGACGGAAAAATAACAAATAACAAATAACAAATAACAAATAACAAATAATAGCTAGCTAGTATAAATAAATATTGTAAAAGGGTTGCCATAAGGATTCGTAAAACACATAAGTAAAGTGTAATCCCTTTTTTCTCTCATCATCTCCAAAATATACATTAAAATAAAAATAAATAAATAAAAGTTAAAATATTAGTAAAAGGATAAAAATAATCATAACAAAATAATATAACAAAAATAGTAATGAAAATACTGAATACAAAAGCATACACATTAGAGAAAACACCGAATAGTTGTAGTTTTTCTTTATATATAAAGAGCAAATACAGAGAACAAATATACGAATCTATAAGTCAAATATTGTCTAACATATGTTATACATGTTATGATAATCAAAGCGATAAAATACTCTTTTTAGCAGAAACAGTTACAACATTATCGGCCGTTTGTAAAAAGGGTATCCAGGATAAAATACCGATAGAGACTGCCACATATATGATAAAAAACTTAAGCGAACAAATAGAAATATTAAAAACTAAAAATCTAGTATTTTATGGGTTTGATTTAGATGATGTATTAATGATAAATGATAATCTTTTTATAATAGTGAATGGAAATAATATTTTAGAATTAGATGAGGAGAGAAAAAGTTATATAACATTCAATATGCCATTTGACTTACCATATTTCTCTAGTCCTGAGCTGATAGAATTGAAAACCTTACCCACAAAAATAGATTATAGAACCAGTTATTACAGTTTAGGTGCTTTAATTACATATTTTTTATTAAAGCAATATTTGTTTATTGGAAATGAGATAATGAGAGAAAAAGCAATTGAAAAATGTTTACAGCCTATTTTTTATACAAAGGTATATTGGTTTTTAAAACGCTGTTTAAAGGAAAAGACTAATGAAAGAATTCTATTTTTTATTTAATTATCTCCTTTTATGATATATGTCATTAGCCACCTTTAAAAAAAAATCAGCAAACAAACATTCAAGTGTAACAAAACGTTCTGGAAAGCCACCTGGTGGAATTTGGTTACCACAAGGTCCTTTTGGTCGCTCCAATTCATTGAATTCCGTTATTTTTACTGAGGCACTTAAGCACTACGGTGCTGTTGGATTTTCCTTGGAAGGTTCTCATAGGTCTATACCTGTGGGTAAAGATATGAAGTTTAGTCAACAAGGCACTCGTTATCGAGGTATACATCCAATTGGTCATGGTGGGTATAACGGTAGATATTATCGTGCGGAACCTTTATTAAATGCTGGAGAAGGCAAAATTTCCGTAGAAGGTAATCAAAGTAATTTTGTGAAGCCATCTACATTATCTACAAAAGGAATGTTGGCCCAAAGATATAGATGGATACATTCAGGGCAGTATCCCAATAATTGGGTTCAGCCAAATTATACAGGAAATCAAACAGATTCCGCAAGTCAAGGGGTTTATCTACAAACACTCAGTGCTGAAAATATGTGTGTTGTGGATGTAAATACAACAGACAAATATATTGGTTACAGAAAAGCAAATGGACCTGCTGGTTGTAACACTTCTACAGCAGGATATACAATGAATTTGTTACAATCAAACGCACCTTATACAAAGACGCTTGGTGTTCCACAGGATTCGAGTCAACATACGCTACGAATACAAAGACGATGCGCAAATCCAAGACCAGACCAAAAGCCATTTCCTTATTCGGTTCAAACTGGAATAGGTATTTTAAGCGGTGGAGCAAACGCTGTCTCTGTTGGTAACGCATGTAATACCTCGGATTATTTTTTGACACCCCCTGCTTGGTATACTGCTTAGAAGCAACTTAAAGACCAAAACTTCAGAAAAATAAATATATAAGAAAACAACTTAAAGAACAACCCTCCTCCAAAAATAAATAATATTATGCGAAAACAACTTAAAGACAAAATAAGTATTTAATATGGGACCGGGCTTAGCTCAGTTGGCAGAGCATTTGACTGTAGTAGATATAAAACGTGATAGTTTGTCTCCATCTTTGTAAAGGTGGATATAGTTATCAAAATGTCGCTGGTTCGATTCCGGCAGCCCGGAACTTATTGTATTTCGAATAGAAATATAATTATATTTACAATTATAATTATATTTTATAACCTACAAGAAAAACAAAAAACAACAAAAAACAACAAAAAACAACAAAAAAACAACAAAAAACAACAAAAAACAACAAAAAATAACTAAAAAAAGTTATATTTACTTCTTTCGGATTCTCGATTCTCAAAAAAATTGTCCCAATAGTTTTCTTTATTTTTGTGTCCTAAAAGTGACGGGGTGTTTTGTTCTATTAATAATGGAGGAAATACAATTGTCTGTTTAAATAAAATATTTAAAAATATGTCTATGCTGGCAAAATTATCAGAGGGTTCTACATTTATTTTAAGTTTATCATACATCTCCATTAAATAATGGAGTTTTTTAAGTTTATTACATAAATCTGTAAAAGTAGGTTGAATAAACAATTTAACAAAGGGACCCATATCAGTATTTCTAACTATATATCCTTGTAAACCGGGAGTATATATATCAATAATTAATTTTGTTTCTGGACTCGATTCAATATTTAAATTTAGAGATTTTCTATTAAAAAATCCATCATACTTCATATCACAAGGTATCCAGCCAATGCTTACCATTTTATGGTCATCATATTTAGACCATTTTTTGATTATTTCTTCAATGATTTCCAAAAAATTCTCTTTGTAAAACGCAACATCGTCTTCTAAAATAATACTGAAATCAAATTTATCACTACTATTTGCCGCATACTCTATTGCTCGAAAATGACTACGTGCGCAACAAATATATTTAAAATTTTTTTCAATATTATATTCTTTTAAATATTCTGCCGAATTTGACATCATAGAAGCCTCTAAATAATATTTATTTATTTTGCCTTTTAACTCTAGCGCAGCAAACTGTTCTTCCATTTTTTGTTTTCTCTCTTCTGTTGCTGATATAATAATAAATTGATAACTCATATTATTTAATAAGGTAAAAAAACACAAATACAAACAAATATAAATAAATCATAAACAAACAAATTACAAATATTCATCAATTTTATTACACCGACCGGAAAGAAAAATGAGACAAACTTTCTATAAAAAATTATGATAATTCTTTCCAAGTGATGTAAAAGCACCCTATCCATTTTCTTATATAGAAAATCTTGGGCTTGTCTCACATTTAACGGCATTTGGCGGTTGGAGACTTTTATTGATTTGGTAATCTCTTCTATACTTTTCAGGTCTTTCTCCTGTTTCCATATAGGTTTGGAATACCTTTTGGATATTCTTACACCCATTCTTATCACGATTGATACACCCCTTCCTATTATTTTCCATTTTATATGTTAGAATAGAATGTATCTTTCGTTCTTTCTGTTTTGGGTCTTTCTTGAATTTCAAATATAAATTTTCACAAGGTTCTTCTGTTTTATATGATAAACAAGATGTTCTAAATTCATCTATATTATAAACTTTAAACGTTTCTTGTAATTTTCGTTTCAAAGTTAAGTTTGGTGTAGATATAAAATTTCTCATTTGTTTTCCTATACTCCAATCACCTATGATAATTATATGGTCTTTGCTATATTTTTTTACTATTTTATTTACCATATTATCTTCTGTTCGTTTCTTGTTGATATAACTATACCATTTATATCGTCGGAATTTATTATCTTGATATAATGGAACTAACTTTTCATTTGCTTTTATTTTTGCTGTTAAATACTCTTGGAATTTTTCTATATTACAACTTTTAGAATTATAATTATTCAAACCTTCTTCTATTTCAGTTATTCCTATTTTATCCCTGTAATTTTTCAATAAAGTTTGGTATTTTAATCGTTTTGTTTCTTTCAAATACATTTTGTTTGTATAAGAAAAATAATTTCCAGCATCATCCATCATTGTAAATAAACTTTTTTTTCCGGGGTCAATATAAATATGTTTTCCTTTTAACAATTTTTTTGGGACTTCATCAATATAAGGAAATTCAGGATTTTCTTGTTTTTCTTCCTTTTTGGATTTTTTTGGGTTGTCTTTATTTTCTAATCGTTTTTGTTTTGCTTTTTCTTTTTGTAGTTGTTTCTTATCTTCTTTGATTTTATCTTTTTGTTCTTTGGTTAATCCTTTCAGCGCTTCTTTCCCATCTTTCATTCTTTGTTTTTTCTTTTGTTCTTGCTCAATGAAATCATTATGAATAAATCGTAAAGAAACAGAATAACCATCTGTAATAATAGTATAATCAAAAATATAATTTTTCATTTTATATTTTATATCAAAAAATGTGTCCCATATGAATTCTTTGTTTTGTTCTAAACAATTATATAAATCTGCTTTTGTTTTATTTTTTGTTTTTCCTTTATTTTTTCCGTTTGTTATTTCTTTTGGTTTTGTAACCCATATATCTAATAACTTTTGGTGTTTTTCTGTTTCTATAAATAATTCTACTAACGCTTTTGTATCTACTTGAATATGTCTTGGAATAGCGTTGGTTTGAATAGGAAAAAACTGGAAAGATTTTCTTTCTATTTTTTCTAATTCTAAACACATAAAAATCATATGTTTCAAATACTTATATGGCGTTACTTTGATGTCATAATAATAGCTGGTATCATATTCTTCTGGAACAATTTTATAACGATGTTCGTTTATCCAAGTATGGTATTTTTCATCACAAGTAAGCGTGTTGTTTATAATATCATTTTTAACTAAATTGATTTCTTTATAAAGTTGTTTTTTAAATTCTTTGTTTTCCAATTGGTCTTGATAAAGATGTTTGAAATAAGAATTTATAAATCGTTTAATGTAATCAAAAAATCGCATTTTAATATTGTTTTCAATAGAGGTAATCATAGTAGTAACATAATAATCTAAAATAGAGGATAAATTACTACCATCTTCCAATTCAAATGTATTTAATTTTAAAAATTCTTGTAATAATAAAGCATTATTTCCCTTTGGTTTTTGACCGGATGAAGATTTCATAATAGATTTCATACACATAGAAATAGTATCCTCTGTAATTTCAGGAATTTCTTGGTTATTATGATATTTATGTAAAACCCATAGTCGTAACAAAAAATAAGTTTTACTTGTAATATCATTGGTTCTAATAATAGACTTTTGTAAAATATCCATATTTTGTTCAACCTCTTTTTCTTTTTCCTTATTTTTATCTTCTTTTTTACTATTAAAGAGTATGGAACTAATAGGAAGTTTCAAACATCGGTATTTGTCAGGCGGTTCTTTTTTAGTAGCCATCCTATAATATACCTAAATATTTTATTTTTAATTATTTTAACGAAAATAATATAATTAATTATTCCTAAATATTTTATATTTAATAGTTCTTTTCAAAAATCCATTTTCATATTTTATCCAAAAATCCAAATTTTCAATATTATAATTTTGTTTTCGCAATATACTTCTAATGATACTTAAATAAGGTCTCTTACAATTAAAATTAGGTTTAAACGCTGAAATATTGAAACAAGAAAAATATTGTTGTATTTCTGCTTTTAATTCCAATATTTTATTTTGTTTTTCTATATCATTATCTAAATCACACAATAAAAAAGTATTATCTTCTGTTAAATTTAATATGTTAATAATTTTATTACAAACATCTTCTCTTTCTTTTTGGAATTTTTCACTTAACTTTATTCTCATTATATAAAGTTAAGCAATTTATTTTTAATTTGTTTTTGTCTCATTTTTCTTTCCGGTCGGTGTAATAATGTATTCATCCATTCTATGCTTATTATTATTAATAATACTTTCCCAATTATTGTATCTGTATTGCTTGTAATATTTACGAAATGAATTTAAATATTTTTCCAATTTTCTGATATCTTTGTTACCAAGTTCAAGGTCACCAATAGCAGTCAACTGTTTAATATCGGTTTTCCATTCAAATGTTTTTTTATAAATTTGTTTCATTAATTTTAAACCAGATTGATATGTTGAAAAGTGTAATAACAATGCTATAGATTTTGTGTATAATTTCATTATATCAATCATTTTATTAATTTTTATTTTGTAAAAATTTGTTGTAGACAATGTTATATCTATATTAATTTTTATTTTGTAAAAATTTGTTGTAGACAATGTTATATCTATATTCGGAAAAGATGATGATAAAACAATAATTTGTCTCAGACATATTTTAAATTCATTATGATAACGTGGATATAGTTTTTCCTTTAATCGTTCACTACGTCTTAGTCCAATAAACATTTGTAAAGCTAATTTTAATTATATTCTTGTTGTTGATTTCAATGTTATTATTTAGTTTATATAGTAAAGCATTTCAATTTTATTTATTTTTTATTATACAAAAATGGATTCATCATTTTTTTAAAATTATATTCATGACCAGAATGCGTTTTTGATTCGATTAAATCTGGATTTTTTATATCATACAATTTATAATATTCTTCATAATACGTATCAAAATCTGACGCAGTCTGTGTTACGCAGTTATTAAATGGGTCCATCAAATTTTTAATAAAATCGTTCATCTCTTCTGGCTTTACATAATCTTTATTATAATTATCGCAAAATAAATTAAAACAATAACGACTACGTTTTTCCTCAGCATCTTTTATTTCTTTATGAAACATTTGGTCAATGATTGAAAATGCCGACTTTAATAAGATTATTTCTCTCAATAAATGACGTTTTCTCTTAAATAACTGTATTAAAATGGTTGCTATTATTTTAATTTTATCCTTATTAATTCCGCAACTATCGTTTTCATATATGTATTTTAAATGACAAAAATAACGTATTTCGTTTTTCACATTAGTTAAATCAGTGATTGTCTTTTTACGTTGGTCGTCTATTCTTTTTATCGTCGAAAATATATTTGTATTATATATTACTGGATACCGTAAACGAATAGTTTTTGGTATTATAAATTGATTTGTCTCTTTTATTTCTGCTATTTTTTTCTCTACATCATCTAATTTTTGTTTCATTTCCTTTTCAATTTCAGACGACTTCTCTTCTACCTTATTTTTCATTTTTTCGATTTCATCTTTTTTAACAAGTTTGTCTTGATTATTAATTATTTGTTCTATTTGATTCTCTATTTTTTGGATGTCATTATATCTAAAGAGCAAAACTGAACCTGATGTGAATTCGACTGTGCTCTGTAACTTATCATATTGATGAGATGATATTTTATGTGCTTCCGAAGCAGCATCCAATTTTAAGTAATTTACAATAGCTAACAAAAATGCGATTAATCCGTTTAAACCAGCGATGAAAACCGCGCCCCAAGTAAACCTATCTACATAAGATGACAATACAGTCGCAGCAGTTGAAAACAATATAGCGGGCATCATGTAGCAATTTAGATGCGATTCGCAAAAAAATTTAGATTCCATATATATTATTTTTTGACCCTTCAAATAACTAGCTAATATATCCAAGGCACTGCTATATTTGTGATTAATATCAAAATATGCTTTGTCAATTTTATATTCTACTTCTTTGTAATCTAGTTTTTTGAATACGGACAAATCTTTTATTTTTATGTTTTCTGTTAATGTTATTAAATTTTCATCTTCTGAATGATATGTGTCTTCATTATTTTCCTCAGGTAAAAATTTTTTTAATGAATTATATGGCGTTAATCGTTTTTTTATATTATTTTTTTCATTGCTATCATTGCTATCATTGCTATCATTGTTGTCATTGATATTATTTACAGTATTAACATTATCGATATAATTAAAATGATTATTATTGTTTTTTATATAATTTTTATCTTGATTTTCAATTTTATCTTGATTTTCATTTTTATCTTGATTTTCATTTTTATCTTGATTTTCATTTTTATCTTGATTTTCATTTTTATCTTGATTTTCATTTTTATCTATCATTCCTTCTTCCATTTTTGTTAATATATTTTTTTCTTGTAATCTTTTAGATATATTGGATATGTTATTATTGTTTATGTCTTCATCTTCTTCTAATTCTTCAACATTTAAAATTAATTTTCTCACCATTTATATTTATATTTTATTATTATTTTGACATGTTGTTTTGGTATATTAGTTTATTATATTACAATATATTATAGTAAAAAAATAATGGCTAACCAAACTCGTAAAACTGGTGTAACAGGTAGAGGAGCATATCTAAAAGGTTGGACCAAACAAAGTCCTGGTCTACATCAAAGAACCGTTATGTTAAAAAAATGCGGTAAAAAATGTTTTTTAGGTTCGAATAAAACATTTCCTATTTGCGCAAAAAATACATGTGCTATAAATAAAAAAGGGATACACTCAGCTTATATCAGAGCAAGACAGCGCTATTCAATGACAAAAGGAAAAAAATATAAACAAATCTCTAACAAGGCTTATAAAATGTTATATAAATAAAATTGATTTTTATTTTTAATTAATATGTTATTCAAAATATTATATTAATTATATTATAACAAATAAATAAATACATAAATGATATCAAAATTACGAAACATCAATTTATTTATAAATACGAATACGAATACGAATACGAATAATAATTTTGATATATTTTACGAATATGATTATGACGATAACGGAAAATGGGGACAGTATGTCGATATCGAAAATCAATATGTTCCTGTAAAAAATGAATATCCTTTTATTAGTTCAACTACAAAGCCTGATGTAAAGATTGATATAAAACCTGATGTAAAGATTGATATAAAACCTGATGTAAAGATTGATATAAAACCTGATATAAAACCTGATATAAAACCTGATATAAAACCTGATGTAAAACCTGATGTAAAGATTGATATAAAACCTAAAATGGATACCAATATATATTATGATTTAGATTACGGCGATAACTCAAATATTGTCAATTATATTGTAGAACAAATACATATTGTTGGTATTATTTGTGTATTAACAATTGGAAATATTTTGTTACCATAAATGTATTTACATAATAGTAATAATAATAATAACAATAATAATAATATAAAATTACAAATATGATAACTTTATATTTTTTAATTGTTTGTATAGTATTCCATATAATTAATAAAATTATTTGTTCCACAGCTTGTATTGCCAAATAGTTCACCAATAGGGTCAATCGTGTTTGTGCTATAAAATGGGTCTGTTACAGAAGGGGATGTGTCTATTGTCGTGGGTAAAGAGCAACCACCACAAGAATCTATATTCGAACAAGGATATCCATCTATAACGGAACATACATTTTTTAAATCCATCTTTGAATACAAACCAAAAATTAAATCTGATGTGTCAAACGGTAAGAATGCTCCGGTTTCTAATCCCTTTAGATATCTACCCTTACGATATTGATGATACAGGTTATAATTAGCTATTCTTGGTATATTTTTACATATATACTTCACATCACAAAATGCTAATTTAGATTTTTTATTTGTAATATAATCACTCTGATATAATTCCTGGTTCAATGCCCCAAATGCTGGTTTTGCCGGTATTTTTTTAAACGCATGTGCCATTTATATATTATTTAGATTTATATTATTTCTAGTAGTTTTGTTTGTTTTGTTTGTTTTGTTTATTTTGTTAGAGACTATTTATTTTTCTCATTATCTACTTTTAGTTTATGATTTATAAATCATAAACAGTTTGGAAGGTTAAACAAAAACTGTAATCCATATTATTTAAATCTAGTATTCTACCATATTCATCCAATACTTGTATTTGTAATTTTTGTATATCAACTGGACCAAAATATTGTCTTGGTGTTGTTAATAAATTCAAATTATTTTGAACTAATATGCTAAAAACACTTCCTTGTAGAGAAATACGGGCTAATATATTTTTGTTTAATACAGATGATGTAAATGCTCCATAAAATCCATCGCTAACATTATTATTAAAGTCATCTACGACTAAATATATATATTTTGGCCCTATTAAATCAATTATACCTTCTGAAGAATATGTTGTATTGTTTGTATAATAACCCTCACGAAAACCCATCATCCATCCTAATTTTAAAGGCAATGGGGTCTGCCTGTCTTCATTTCCATATTTATCTGTTTGGAAATTTAATGAAAAATTTACAGTTCCTGATGTAGAACCAACTATCGTACGCCCGCTGCCACTTGAACCTATACCAGATGGTGTATTTATATCTATCAAGAACTGAAGCGTTTGATATGCCACCGGAACCCCAGGATTTGTTGTTATAAATTTGTTTATATAATCCTGTAAATCTAAATAAGAGTAGTTTCCGTCTGGAATGGTAATTATTACAGGAGTTTCTCCAGCTATTTCAATAACAAAAAAATTATTTCCAAATACCTTTGAAATAGCATAAAATGTTCCGGGTAATTCTAGTGCGGTTAGCTGTAATGATACAACTTTGCTAAGCTTTATTGGTAAATCTAAATGAAAATTTGATGATTGCGTTGTATAATAATTATCTCTAAATCGAGTGTCGATGTTTATGTTTTGCCTTAAAATACGTTTATTCAATGGGTTAATTGAACCGGGATAAAATTCACTTGGACTCGATTGTCCGTAAGGCGTGTTTGGTTGCTTTATAATATATGTCCCTCCGACATCAATTGTTTCCGATTTTTTCAAATCTTTATCTGTGTTATACACATTTTTGTATGTTTTTGTTAAATTATGAATACCATTGCTGATATTATTTAGCGGATTGAATTTTTGTTTTTGAATATTTTCAGTCAGCACATTTTTAACGGAAGAAATGAATTGTAAGGTTTTTGCTTTTATTGAGGAAGGAATGCTGTTGTCATTTATGATGTTTTGTCTTAATTTCGTTTCTTTTATTTCTACTATTGTTTCATCATAGTTTGATGGTAGCTCTAAAAGTTCTTCTAACTCGTTTTTATTGTAGTTATTAATGTTTAAATCAAAATTTGGATTCATATGTATATTATAATATATATGAATTCTTTTATTTATCCTTATTTTTGCCTTAAATTATTTTACAATCGTAAATATATTATGTCATTTTAAAATATACTATTATGAGTAATATAACATTAGTTCCATTATTTTCACAAAAAAAATTTAAAACAGGACGCGGTGGTTTTGGAGCTCAAGGTGCTACAGGTGCTCAGGGTGTGCCTGGAGGTGATACAGGACCTCAAGGTGCTACAGGTGCTACAGGTGCTACAGGTGCTCAAGGTATAACAGGTTCTCAAGGTGCTACTGGGACTCAGGGTATTACTGGTAATAAGGGTGCCCAAGGTGACCCTGGAGGTGCTACTGGTTCTCAGGGATTAACTGGAGCTCAGGGATTAACTGGAGCTCAGGGTTTAACTGGTGCTCAGGGACTAACTGGTTCTCAGGGTTTAACTGGTGCTCAGGGACTAACTGGTGCTCAGGGACTAACTGGTTCTCAGGGATTAACTGGAGCTCAGGGTTTAACTGGTGCTCAGGGACTAACTGGTGCTCAGGGACTAACTG